CCGACTACTTTTTGGGGATATGGAGTCGGGGAATGTCCAAAAGCTTCTCTACGGGCGTTTTCGCGCTATTAGACGCTATTCTCAATCAGGGGGTGCAGATAGGTATTTTGTCTAAGTCTTTCAGGCAATCTAAAATGATTTTCAAAAAGATCGAAGATATAGCGAAAAGCCCAAAGGCTACTTTCTTTTCTCAATGCATAACTAGAACATCTAAGATGAACGATGAGTGGGTTATGGAGATCGGCAGAAGTAGTATCAGAGCACTTCCTTTGGGAGATGGAGAAAAGTTAAGGGGTTTCCGATTCCAAAGAATGATTATTGATGAGTTGTTGTTGATGCCTGAAAAAATTTACAATGAGGTTATCATACCGTTCCTATCTGTTGTGGAAAATCCCACAGAGCGTCAAGAGGTTTATGATTTAGAAACCCAGATGATCGAGCAGGGTAAAATGAAAGAAGAAGAAAGAAAAAGGTGGCCTAATAACAAAATTATTGGTTTATCCTCGGCTTCTTATAAATTTGAATATTTATACAAAATCTACCAACAATACGAAGCTCTTATCTTAAATAAAAATAAGCAAGATGGAGCACACAGAACAATCATGCATTTTAGTTATGATTGCGCTCCTGAACAGTTGTATGATCAGAGTTTAATCAATCAATCTAAATCCACCATGAGTGACTCCCAGTTTGACAGGGAGTTTGGCGCTATATTTACAGATGATAGCTCTGGGTATTTTAAGGTGAGCAAGATGGCTGCTTGCACCATACCAGACGGAGAAGGGCAATGTGTGGAGGTTGTGGGTAACCCCAAAGATGAATATATTCTAGCTTTTGACCCCTCTTGGTCTGAAAGCGAAAGTTCAGACGATTTCGCGATGCTTTTAATAAAATTAAATCGTGACACTAGAAAAGGAACTGCTGTCCATAGCTATGCGCTTTCTGGATCGAGTTTAAAAACACATATTAAATACATGGCTTACATATTGACCCACTTTAATGTAGCTGCTGTAGTAGGTGACTACAATGGAGGGGTTCAATTTATCAACTCCTGCAATGAGAGTGAAATCTTTAAAAAGAAAAATTTAAATCTTGGTGTCATAGAAGCCGACCTAGATAAATCTAAAGACTATGATAAAAACTTAAGAAGGCTTAAAAATCAATACAATAAGTCAGAAAAGAAATTTGTGTTTCTTAGAAAGCCTACTTCAGCATGGATCAGGCTAGCTAACGAATCTTTACAATCAGCATTCGATCATAAAAGAATATTTTTCGCGGGAGCGGCTATGAATGACGATTATAATAATCAAAGAAAATCTAGAGTCCCGATAGATGATTTAAAGTTCATTAAAGGTGATAATAATGAGAAAGGGGGTAAAGGAGCTAGAATGATTGATTTTGTAGAGCATCAAAAAGATATGATGGACTTAATGAAAGTTCAGTGCGCTTTGGTGCAAATTACGACTTCTGCCCAAGGCACACAAAGTTTTGATTTACCACGTAACTTGAGAAAACAAAGTGGGGCTGATAAAGCCAGAAAAGACTCTTATTCAGCTTTAGTGTTAGGTAATTGGATGATGAACATTTTTTATGATATGGAGTCTGATGATATCTCTGATACCCAAACGACTTTCACTCCGATGTTTATTTCTTAACTTTTAAAAGTTGAAAGTTAACTTTGTCGTGTAAGATAAATTATATTTATGGCTAAAAGAAAATACACCAAGCGCTCTGATTATTGGGATAAATTCACTCACCCATCACAGACTATTGGAGAAGAACCTTCTCCAGAACTTTTAGGAGAACCTTTTTATACTTCCGATGCATCTTATAGTTCTACATCTGAAGCTAGAAGACAAGGAGCTTCCACAAGTGCTTTCAGCGGGTCTAGAACAAACAGATCTGCTTATGTAACTCAAAAAGAAAGGTTCTCAAGTATTCGTAGGGGATTACTGCCTTATGAGTATGGTTCTGATGGAGTTACTTGTAGAGATGCTATTGAGCTGTGCCAAAAAGCTTATTGTAATGTAGCTGTATTTAGAAACGCAATTGATATAATGTCAGAGTTCACAAACACTGATATTTACTTAGAAGGGGGCAGTAAAAAGAGCAGAGAGTTTTTTTACGAGTGGTTTAAAAAAGTTAACATTATTGGGCTTAAGGATCAATATTTTAGAGAATATTACAGAAGTGGTAATATCTTTTTATATAGAATCGATGGTAAATTTAAAGCAGACGATTATGCTAGATTAATTAATCAAGTGGGAAATATCGGAGCGACCGCCAATAAAGTTCCTTTAAAATATATTCTTCTAAATCCTTATGATGTTATTGCTAGAAGATCAACTACATTTACTAACGGGGGTGTATACCAAAAGGTATTATCTGAATATGAGATAGCGAGACTTGGAAGTCCTCAAACAGAAGAAGATTTAGCTATATTTGAAGCTTTAGACCCAGAGATTAAAGATTCTATTAATAATGGATCTTATAGTAATAAAGGTATTAAAATAAACTTAGACCCTAAAAGGTTATCTTACTCTTTTTATAAAAAACAAGACTATGAGCCATTTGCGGTTCCTTTCGGCTTCCCTGTTCTTGAAGATATCAACGCCAAGATGGAGTTGAAGAAAATGGACCAAGCCATCACTAGAACTGTAGAGAATGTTATTTTACTTATCACTATGGGTGCTGATCCAGAAAAAGGAGGGGTAAACCCAAATAACATGGCTGCTATGCAAAACTTGTTTAAAAACGAGAGTGTCGGGCGAGTGTTGGTTTCTGATTACACGACAAAAGCAGAATTTATTATTCCTGAACTAAACTTAGTCCTTGGCCCTCAAAAATATCAAATACTCAACGAGGATATCAAGCAAGGGTTGCAGAACATTGTGGTCGGAGAAGAGAAGTTTAATTCTACCCAAGTAAAGGCTCAAATATTCATCGATAGGCTACAAGAGTCCAGATATGGATTTTTAAATGACTTCTTAAATAAAGAGATTAAAAGAATAGCTAAAGACTTAGGGTTCCGCTCATGGCCAGAAGCTAAGATGAAGGACATTGATATGAGAGATGAGGTGCAGCTAATGAGAGCATCTACAAGGCTTATGGAGCTTGGAATTATTACTCCAGAGCAAGGAATGGAAATGTTCCATAATGGTAAATTCCCAGAGCCAGATCAATTAGACTCTGCACAACAAGACTTCTTGAAAGATAGAGAAAAAGGTTACTACAACCCAATTGTGGGTGGAGTGCCTGTATATTCTCCAGATGATAAAGCTAGTGGGCCTAGAAAAGAAGCGGGTAGGCCAGAAGGAACAACTGACATCCCCTTGGCTAATGCTAAATATTCTAGATCAAATATACAAAAAACTATTTATGATATAGACAGCTTTGTTCATGATGCAAAGGATAAAATGATATCTCATCTTAAAGTTTCTAAGCTTAGTGAAGCCCAAGAAGAGATGGTATCAAATTTATGTGAATCAATCGTTTGTTCCCATAATAAAGAATATTGGGGCGAAACGTTAGAATCTTGTGTAAAAGACTTTAACGAAATTGAAAATTTAGACACTTTAAAAGAAGTTTTAGATATTTCAGCTCAACATACTTTAGAAACTTACCCAGCCTCAATTTTATATCACAGCCATGAAAAACAATAATTTTAAGTCTACAGAAATTGAAGTATCTATTTCTTCAGAAGAGATCGAAGCTGCAATGACAAAGAAGCAGTATGATAAGATTGATACTAAAGAACTCAAGAAAGACAATAAAAAAGAAAAGGTCGAACATGAAAAAGATGCTGTTAAGGATGACAAGAGTAAAATGAAAAAGCTCGATAAAGGCGCTCCTTCAGAGAAAAAAGATGCTGAAAAAAAGGATCTTAAAAAAGACATGAAGTTCGACAAAGATTCTGAAGAAAAGATGAAGGCTGGCTATAAAGATGGCAAAAAGAAGATGAAAGCCGAAATGTCTGAAAAACAGAAGTCTGGTTTAGACCAAAATAAAGACGGCAAGATCGATAAGAAAGATTTTGAAATGCTCCGCAAAAAGAAGAAAAAGTCTGATGCTGGATATGGCGGTGGAGACATGAAAAAGGAAAAGTCTGACAAAAAGAGCTACGCTCAACTACTTACTGATATCGCGGTTAAAAAATATAGCGATGGAGTATAAGTATACAACAACATTTCAGGCTCCTTTAATTTCTTGTGAAATTAGCGAGGCTTCTTTGATTTGTAAAGCTTCTTTGGAAAATCTAGCGCCTTTAGTGCCTGATAACATCAACTACGATGAAAACGTAGATTTGATGGGTGTAGCATTTAATGCTGCGGTAATTAATCAATTTAATAAAAATGGTGATGGGATGGACACATCTACCGCCATAAAATACACTGACAAGTTTATTCATAAGCCCACAAACATAGAGCATGATAAACAAAAGATTGTTGGTCACATTGTTTCTGCTGGTTACAGCAAGTTTGGGTCTAGTGAGTTAATGGGAGAAGAAGAGGTCAAAACTATTAAAGAACCCTTCAATATCTCTTTGGGCGCTGTTTTATATAAAACAATAAACCCAAATTTTACTAATT